ATGCGAATTTACCCACAGAGCATTGCCAGGAAGAACCTATCATTTTATTTGGCACTTCTTAATGCCTTGTTGAGTGCTTTAATAAAATGTTTGTTGAAATTTTTATTAATGTAGCTACTTGCAATTGTATAAAAAGGAAATTTGCTTTCATAAACAATTCTGTCCTTAAACGCTATCAATAGATCAACAACCTTGCCTTTGTGGGTTTTGTAAACGCCAGTCATTTTGCCAATAGTCATCACTTGTTCATTTTTATTTTTAGAAACCCCAGTTCTTTTTCCTGGGATGTTTCCATATTTATTTAGCTTTTTACTATCAGTTGGAACGGCAATTCTTTTGCTGCTTGATCTAACCCCACCATCAATTTGGTATTTTAAATATTTCACCACATCATCCTTAACAGCTAAAATTCCTACTAATTTTTTCTTTGATGCCCTAATTACATAAAATCCTTTTTGAGTAAATGGTGTTGGTCTATCTAATTTGCTTTTCATTTCAAAACCAAGCAATCCAATTTTTCCACGGCTTCCAGATAAAAATGTAAGGGTGTTGTTTATTGCCATTGAAGCTGCAAATGGGATCTGTTTCTTTTGTGTTCTGGATAGATCTTTAGTTACTTCTTTTATGTTTGTTTTAATATCTATCTTCATAATGATCTCCACCAGGATTTATTACTAAACGATAGGCCAAACTCCTTGGCCTTCTTTAGTACAGTTGATTTGCTAACACCCAGAGATAAGGCTGCATCATGCGATGATTTGCCAGATTCTATTTGCTTCTTTAATTTGTTTGGATCTATATCTTTAGTCTTGCTCATATTCACCCTTTTGTTGTTTATAAAACATTTTACACAAAGTCCTCATCATCTTTTAGTATATCCATCGCAATCTTTGAGTAGCCATGTGCATCAAGAAAACTATCTTGGTGCCCTGGATTGTTGCATCCTCTTATTGATTTGAAGGCCATCATCATGGCCGCAACCTGTGTACTTGATAAGTGTTTGCCTAACATGGCTCCCCATACCTGGGCCAGTTGGCCCATGAACATATCTGGCCTTCCATATTCTTGGCCCTTTTGTTTAATTATTTTATCTATCTGCATTATGGTTCTCCTTTGGAACATAGGCCTCAGCACATGAATTGCACTCCTGGCATTTAAAAGTTAGTTTGTGATCGTATAAATCGTTGTATCTAGATATTTCTTTTTGCTCTTGAAATTTCATATCCGCATTGCAGTTAAAACATTTCATTTACTTCTCCTGGTTAATTCGTTTCTTATCTTTTGTTTGATCTTTGGCCTGGTAGTGTCAGCTGCAAGCATTTGTTCCAGGATCTTGGTATCTGTAGTTTTAATGTAGTGATGTTCAATTTCTTTTTTTCTGCTGGCCTTGTTAAAGATCACAGAAGATTTTTTTAATTTAGTTGGCATATCTTTTTCCTTGTTAAATATTTTTTCCCAGTTATCTGCATATTGTTTTTGATCGTCATTTTTTCTTTTTCCAGATCCTTTACCGCCATGCCACTTAGTCATTTCTTATATCTGGATGGTTATCTTTAAAAGCTGCAACAACCAAATAAACAGCTAAAATTAAAAATAAAAAATCAATCATTTTTCTTGTAGTCAATAATTTTTCCAGGTTGTCCTGTTGTCTCCTGGATCATCTTTTTTGTTTTTAACAGATCATCATCGGCCATCTTAAAAAGTTCGCTAAGACATATAACGATGCAATCTGGTTCTTCTGCATAAGCGTTATGGGCCAACCAAAACTCCTCATCATTTTTAACAATCATGTATCTGGTTTTTTTGTGTTCATGCGGCCACATAGTTACTGATAATTTAGAACAACCAAGTTCCTCAGCTTCTTTAACTAAAGCGTCATAACCTCTAACCATCATTTCAGCCATCTTGCTTATGTTTTTGTAATTGGTTGTATAAAGAGATTCCTTGTAAAGCATTTCAGCTTTTTGGAATCTAATTCTCATTCCATAACTAACAATCGATAAAAGACGGCTTTTGTTCCAATAGCGTTCAATCCATTGTTCTTTTTTGTTAACTTCAGAGATCGATTTATTAGCATTATTTTCATAAATATTATTCATGCTCCCACCGCCTCATTTAAAACTCCCTTCCTCTCGTGTCTAAAGACACGCGAGAGGAGAGAGAGTATTAATAGATATATGCGATTTACAAAGAGAGTAAAGAGAGTATTAAAGAGAGTTAAGAGAGTTTGCATATTAAAAAGGCGTAGTTAATAGGTTTTCGCACTGGTATTGGCCTCGTTCAGCCTTTACCCAGCAATGAGAGTTATGGTCTTTGTATTTATTAATATTGTTATAAACCCATTTTTTGTTCTTTTTTGGATCATCCAGGTAATCAACTATTTCATCTATGCTAACCATGGCCTTAAATGGATCTTTATCAGCTTTAATTTTTTCAGAATGAATAATAGTTATGGCGTTATTTATGGCCGTTAAATTCTCTGGATCTTCAATTTCATTACCAGGAACAAACTCAGTTAGATCTATCGTTGCAGATCCCTGGGAAACATAGCCCTTTAAATTGTGTACTGGTATCACCTCAAAATTTATTGGCGGCAGATCTGCTCCCTCTTTATTTAATGTTTGTTTAATAGTGGTGTACATCCTGGGATCATCATCTGGGCCATTTTTTCTATCCACTTGGAATTCAAAATCAACACTAGACGGCAAAACAGAGGATCCTCTGGCCCTTGATTTACCACCTACATGGCCAGAGTGATGTACCAAGGTTACATTGCAATCAAACTCATACTTAATTTCATCTACTCGCTGAATAAACTTACCCATATCGCTGCTAGAGTTCTCATCACCACCACCCCAGTTTCTTTGCAGCGTATCAATACAAACACAGCCAATATCGCCTAATTCCTCATAGGTGTTTTTTAGCGTTTGCATAATCAGTGCAAAATCTGCATCGTCTAAGATCCTGGCTGGCCTGTTAGACATCCTAAAGGGGTTATCCCTTACTGTTTGCTCATTGAACTTGGCCCAGGCCAATATTCTTTTGTGCATAGATCTCTCACCTTCACCACAAAACAAAACAACTGGTGTTTGCTTTACGCTATGGCCAAACCATTCAGTGCCATTGGATATGGCCATCATCATGCTTAAACTAATTAATGACTTGCCAGATTTTGGAGATCCAAATATAGATCCAATCGTATTTCGTTCCAGGATCTGATCTATTAACCATTCTGGTTCTTTTATGTTTGCTTCCATGTCAGCAATCGACATAAGTTCAAAAGATCCTCTTGCAGATCTATCTAGGTTGTTTTCTATGTAATCTGCAAATGATTCCAGGGAATCAAAATAGTTGTTTGCAGCTGCATCCCATAGATCATCTTTTTCTGCAAAATCGTCTGGTATTTTTATTATTTCTACCTGGCACTTTTTGCTGTTTAAATAGGCCTTTAGTTCTGTAGCAAATTTAAGGCCAGCCTCATCGTTATCTGGCCAAATTAAAACTTTGCGGCCATAAATTGGTGTCCAATCAGATTTGCCCTCTTTCCAATTGTTAACACCGCCATGGTGGCAACAGACTTGGCCCTGGAATAACTTAGCCGCACCGAGCATCGCTTTTTCACCCTCTACGATCAAAACTGTGCCCTCTGTATCACCATCGGATAAATAAATAGGTAAAGGGGCCTCTGGCCTTGCCAGGATCCAGGAACCATCTTCTTGCTTACTAAAGGGTGCATATTTTTGTTTAATCCTGTGGCCATCTGGAAATCGCATGACCCAAAACGAACTGCTGTATTGCACTTTAATAACAGCTTCATTAGCCAGACTTTGCATCTGAAACTTATCGAATGACCTAGAGGGAGCCTTCTTTTCTTGGGGAGAATGTTGCTTATCAATTCCAGCCCCCTCTCGATCAAACTTTTTATAACCATGTGCTTCTAATGTGGCCTGGAGATCTCTGCCATTTTCAATAATGAACTCATGGCAAGTAAAACTCTTATCTTGTTCAAAATCATAAAAGTTACCCTTGCCTTCGCCTTCTACTGCTAATGCTAAAGATCCTTTATTGCCCCACCGCCAATGTGTAGTTGTTTTAGTTTTAGGTTCACCTAAAATTTCAACCGCAACAGAGGTGGCCAGGCTGGCCCAGTCCACTTGCTGCATTTAAAATGGGATGTCTGATTCATTAACGCTGCTTGTATCAGCTGTATCTTCTTTCTGTTCAGCTGCTGCTGTTACAGATACAAAACCTTCTGGCCTATCTATCCAGCTATGAAATTCAAACAAAGGCCAGGATGTGTTTTTCTTTTCATCCTTATATGCAACCTTTAATCTTTTCTTATCATCTTTAAGTGATAGAAATGCACCAACTTGACCTGGTTTCTTTTCTTCAATTCTATCTAGGTATGTATCAGTTAAAGCATTAAAGGCCATGCAGTTGCCTACAGTCATTGATTGCCATAGAACACTTTCCTCAGTGTCTTTTATGTAGCAATCAACGCTAAATGCTTTACGCCAATATTCATCACCTATGTCAGCTGGCTTTGGCCCTAAAATGCCTGGCTTTTCACCCCAAACAAATTGATACCTATCTTCTGCATAAATGCCCCAGCCAGTTTTAACGCTATCAACATCAACAACCAACTTATCAAATTCACAAATATCATCTTTGCCTAACCAAAAATTTTTATCGCCATGTTTGTATACCAGGTAACTACTGTTACCGCCGCCACTATCTAATAATCCCATTTTCACTCCTTCTAATGTAAAGTTCTTTTCTTGTTTAATTTTGATAACCATTCCTGGTAATCCCTTTTGCTTTTTTCTAAATTGATTAATGACAATTTATAAAAAGCTAAAATCTGTTCTCTATGTGCATCCTCAAATTCAAATAAATCTAATTCAATATCATCCATGCCTAGACTTTCTCGATAATCAGCCCAGCGGCCAAATAAATATTCTTCAAACTCATCATCAAAAACGATCTTCAATTTTGGCCTCTGCTATTTGTAGGAAATGTTTAAAGTTGGTTATGCAGATCCTAGAAGGATCCATAACTTCTTTTAGTTCTGGATGCAGATAACACAATGGAATAACGGCCTTAATTTCACGGCGATCATATTTATAAATAAGTATTGGAATGTATTTATCGCCAGCTGCTTGTACTGCTTGTTCCCACCACTTAGTTATGGGCCAATTGTCTTTTCGTTCTTTATAGCGTTTGCACTCAATGGCAAAATTCTCAAAGTAGAGATCTGCTAGGCCTTTAGTTTGATATTGATCCAGGTTCCTTTTTACAGATCTATCCAGGCCCCTTTTCTCCAGGAGATCATTTAAGAAATTACATATATGGCGTTCAAAGGCCGCGCCCTTGTTTCTGGAATTAACCATTAAACAACCTTCCCAAATAAATACAGCAAGGCCACCAGCTTATGCTTTGGCAAATGCTGTAAGTGTTCTGGGATATCTATCCCCCTTACTACTTTATGCACCAATCTTATCCAGATCTAATTCAACATCTAAAACAACGCTTCCGCTTTTTGTTGGGTTGCTATCAATCGCATAAATGCAAACTTTTAAGCAATACTCAACAATGCTTTGCATAGGCACTTCCCTATCCAGGCTTACTTGTTTTATTTTTTTTCTAAGTTCTGGCGTAACTCGCAAGTTGACCTTGCCGCCCTGTTCTTCGTATTTATCAAACTCGTTCATAATTAAACTCTCCATGTATAAATATAGTTGCTTTTTATAATATATAAAAGCCCCTTTTGTTGTTTATATTTTATAATTTTATTTGGGTCGTGCATAACTCTCCTAAGTTAACTCCCTAAAGGTGCGGCCCTTCTTTTGACCCTTACTGTTTTTGCCCTATAAGTTCCACCAGGTTTTGCTGGAACCATTTTCTTTGGCGTTGGTTTTCTGGTTGTTGTTGGTAATGAAATCTCGTATTCGCCCACCTGGCCTTTTACATGATTTCCCATTTCAGTCATAAGCAATAAATTTAATTCATCCCTTGCAGCTTCCATGTTCTTAATAATTTCTTTTGTGGCCTCATACTCTTTAATTGTGTCCTCAACTTTTGCATCAAGATCTTTAACATCTTCTTTACCATGTGGATCTTTATAGATCTTATGTAGATCCTCTGGAACTTTAGGCGGCCAGTAATCTTCTTCCTGGATCCTTCTTTCAAAGTCATTAATCTTTTCAGCCAGGACAGCTGCAAATGTTGGATCTCTTTTAAATACATAAACCCTAAAGTCTGTTGATTGATAAAGCACACTTACAACACCCCAGTCATATCCCATAACTTCCATCTGGCCTTGCATTTGTAATAGGCCTCTCCATTCCTCTAACTCAGCTGCTGGATAATCTCTGGTAACTTTGTTCTCAATAACTCCTGGGCCGTTAAGCAGTACCTTGGTTGCTCCAGGAGTGTATATACCCCACTCTGGATCATCTTGTATCACCAAGTTATTTGCCACGGCCCTTGCATCTAATGAAGCCTGTAACTTTAAAGTGTCATGGGTAAATCTTTCTTTAACATCTACCTCTAATTCTTCCAGGCCAAGCAACTCTGCTGCTCGCCTTATACATGGTTCTTCCAAAACATTACCCATTTCAGTAATTCTATTACCAGGCGTTCTAACACTTTCGCCCTTCCTGGCTCTTATGCAATTATCTAAAGTTGTAACATCCTTATTCCAAATTCTTGGAAGTAAGCTGCATGAAGGTTTGCCATCGTCTGTAATTTTTCCACTAGTTCCCATTGTTATCTCCTTAACAAATTATTAACTTCTTCCACGGAATCGCGGAGAAGTATTGGTTTTTTTTGGTTTATAAGTTCCAAAAGGGTTAACCCATATTCACTGGTTACAGCTGCAATGAGATTCCTTTTAAATCGCACCTTCTGGGGTTTTCCCATGACATTGAGTGCTATACTTTTAGATCCTGGGATCCCAGGGTTTTCTGATCTTTCTAAAATTCTGGAATGTTTGGCTTGTTTGACTCTGTATATATTATGCGAAGTCTTTATTACTTTACAAAAATTCTTTGCGGCTCTATCACCTATTCCTATAAGGTTTAATTCTGGCTGCATAAAATGTGTCATGTTTATAAACTCCTTGTAAATATCAAAGGGGTACTCCCAGTTATTTAACTCCTTTATAGTGGTAAGTCTCACCATTTTCGTTGGCAAATCCTTTAAGATCCTGGCCAGCTGTATGAATCAAAAAATCCAGGTGCAATTTTTTGCTAATAAAAGATGTTTTTTGTTTTAGGACTTTTCGCATTTGTCTGGTCATTTCCTCTAGCCTTACCACAGCAAATTCATATTGCTCCTGGTTCTCAGCTGGAATGGCTATTCTCCTAGCAACCGCAACCTTCCTTCTGTACCCTGCTGTTTGTCTTGGGCCTGTATGCGATTTGAAATTGTCTTGGTGTCCGTTACTCATATATTTGTATATTTTTATTTATTTTTAATTAGTCAGTCAATATGTTGCATAAAAAAACAAAGATTATTAGTGTTCCAAATTAGTGCTAATTCGCAACACTATTATTTTTTAGTGTCTAAAGTAACTAATATTTTTTTTATGTTATCAATATCCATATCACCATATGGCTTATGATTGGCGTAAGAGCCAAGCAATTTATCAACCGCATCATTAATAAAATTTAGGACATCTTGATTGTCTCCAAGCTGGGCAGAGATGCTTAACAAGGTTTTAAAATGTCTGGCCGTGTGTATCTTAAAACCTTCTATAACCATTTCGGTTGGCTGATAATGGGTATACCTGGCATCTTCTTTTTCACATTCTTTTATATAACCAACTCTAATTAGTTTTTTTAAAATTTT